GAACTAACAAAGCAAGACCAAGTACAGATAGATAATATTGTGGCTTGGGAAGCACAAATAAAGAACCTAAAGGACAATATCGAAGAAGCTAAGAAAAGTATTATGATGTCTATAAAAGATGCCAAAGAAGGCTATTCTGATAGTCATAAGGTCGTTTGGCAGACAATTAATTACAAAGCACAACCTGAAAAGGTAGTACCAGCAAAAGAAGCCTATACTTCAAGAAGATTTAGCATTAAAGAATTACCAAAAAAAGATTAACTTTTTACTTGCAATAGTTGTAAAAATCATTAATATAATAGTTGTAATTAACAAATAAGGAGAAAATTATGACAGACAATAATCAATTAGAAATTTTTACAGTACCTAATTATAATGCTAACGCTTATATTATGGAAATAGCTGGTAATGGATGTTGCGAGTTTTTATGGACAGCACCATTGTTTAAAGACAATACTGTAGATAACACACAATGGTCAATAGTTGAAGATGACCAAATAATAAATGATGTTCTTGATATTAGCGAGAAAACTATTATTAATAAAATAAGCTCTGAAGAATTTGTTAATTTATTAAAGTAAAAATAATCAATTCTCTTCTATAACGAGTCGGTAGTTTCTATCGGCTCGTTTTTTTACTTGTACCGCATAAGTAGAATCCAATAGTTCTTCACCAGCTAGTTCAAAATCTCTTTCTTCCATAGCTTCTAACATCTTGGTGAATTTGAGTAACCGATTTATGCCTAAGCAAAAACACATATCTGCTAAAACTAATCTCACGTTGTAAGGCATGGATTGCCAAAAAGGTATGTTCCTATCAAGATCATTAAAGACACCATCCATGTCATTAGCTAACAATATCTCAGCTTCTTCAATAGTTATGCCATTGTCAGTTAGATTGCGACCAACACCAATCGTAGTTTTATCGCTAGTACATTGATAAGGTTTAAGTTCCATGCCTTCATTCTTTATAAGCATTTCTTTTAAATCATCAATAAGTTCTTTGGTGACACCTGTTTCCATTATGGCTTATATGAATCTTTAGTATTTTCTTCTCGCATATTGTTTCTTGCGACACCTTTGAATTTTTCAAAACTTCGCATACCACCAAGACCTAACATTGATAATGTCAAAGTCATAAGACCTTCAGTATCAATTTCTGGTGGCACAATATCAATAGTAAATGTCCATACCAGCCAATTAAGTATCGGTGCTAAAAAATACGCCCATGCTAATCCCAATGCACATATCCACATGATTGCAGGTCTCGCACCAGCGACAAAGATAGAACCATGTTTTGCTTGTGCAAGATTTATTTCATTTTGTGATTTTTGCAGATCAATCATTTGTGATTTGATACTTGCTTCTAATTCCATACGCTTTGTTTTGTCAGGTATGGCTTTACCGATTAAATCACTTATTGGTTTAAAAAATTTATCAATCATCTTCTTTGCCCTCCAATATGTCTTTTAGTTTTTTTGCTTTTTCATAAGCAGAATCTTGGTGTAAGTCTTTATCAACTATCTTTTCTAATTTAAGCGATTCAATCTTAGTATTGCTGATATAACGCCATGTGTAGCCATCACGACCATAAACACCAAAGACAGTAGTACCCATGCCAATTTTAATTATCATGGCTTGTTCGCCATCTAATAAGACCTTATCGCCTTCTTTAAATTGTGAGTTTAGTTTAAATTTAAGACCTTTGATAAAAGATACCGAATAATCTTTAAGAGCAAGACCGCCTAAGACACTTGCTAGAAATATTGAGATTTCAACATAATATTGCTCAAGGTTCATTTCATAGGAAGAAAGCATTAATAACTAAAGACGTTAAAAGCGTGATAACAATACCAGCTACTTGCCACAATCTAGTATTTTGTAAATTAATATCTGATTCTATTGCATCCAATCTACGAAAATTTTCTTTCCATTTCTGTTCACAAACTCTTTCATGTCTATCTAAAGAGTTAGATACCTGCTCAACAGTTGGCTTTTTAGTCGATTGTCTTGGTTTCGCTGTCGCTTTCTTTCTCGGCATTTCCTATACCTCTAAGGCTTTCTAGTAAAGACTTTGATTTTAAATCAACCAATTGTTTCTTATCAGAAAACTCTCTTGCCATTGGTTCAATCTCAATACATCTTTGTTGTAAGGCTAAAAGATCGTCAAACAAACTTCTTTGTTCATCGGTCATATCTTCTTTGTTGTATTCTTCTACCTCACCATTATCGTTTCTAACTTGTATATCTGACATATTATTCTCCTATTGTTTTTGTTTCATATGATGGTGTAACTAATTCAGTAATTTGATTACTGATGTTAGTTTTCATTTTTTCAATTTTTTCTTCTCCTATAGCATCTTTAACCCAATTTGTTACTTGTTCATTTGTTAAATCTCTAAAAGCAATAAAATCTGACAAATCAGAAACATCTAAATTTTTTTGATCGTACATTTCTATTCTAGCTGGAACATCATTACCTTCTCTATCTTTTACATTTTTTGCATTATCTTCACCTATAAATCTCCAATGCACAGTACAAACTGTGTCCTCATTACCATCAATGGTTTTTACATCTACAGTTTTACAATCCCAAGTATAATTTATTGCCATCCTATTCCTCTAATGTTTTTACTCTTGCTTCTAATTCTTGGATTGCTTTGATAGCCATCCACATTAATTGTTGCTCTTTCACACCTTTTCTTTCTTCTCCACCAATATTAGAATATTGTTCTACAAGATGCGGTAGATTAGTTTCAACTTCTTGTGCAATAACGCCCAATCTTTTATCAGCAGAATCATCATCTTCGTTGTAATGAAAAGATTTAATAACTAAGTTTTTTATATTTTCTAATTGATTATCAGCAGAAACAATATTTTTCTTTTCTCTTTCATCTGATAAATTAACATTGTTTGCTGAATAATTTTTAATTCCGCCATCTGACCTTACTTCAAACCTAGATGCTGGCGCACCATCTTCACAATATATAAAGGCTTTACCTGAATCATTTGGTGTTGCGGTATATTTTATTGATATACCAAATGGTGTAGATTGTGAGTTTCTAAAGGCTTGTATCCAATTTGTAGATGATAACGCTTCTGTAAAATGACCTGTACTTACACCACCTACTGCTGGATTTGTTGTAATATTTATTAAAATTCTACCGCTTGAAGTAATTTTCATTCTTTGTACATTTGTTGTGTTGAATGCTAAATTACCATTTGTTGCACTTCCTGAGTCTGGGTCACAACTTATTTCACCTGTAACATTTGCACCATTAACAAAACTTAATTTACCGCCATCAGCACCAGCAGAAGCGGTTGTTCCAAGATTTAAAACACCTCTATTACCACTCCCTACTATAGCAACATAAGTCCTTGAAGATACTCCATCTGAAGTTACATCTCCGTTAACAGTTCCTATACCCACAGCACCTGAATCTCTTTGTAAAACAATTCTATCGGTTACTGTAGTTTGCGCCCCTGACTTGATTCGTAAAGTATTATCAGACCCATTAAGTTTTATTCTATAGCCATATACACCTGTCTGACCAAAGGTATTAGAAGCACTTGCAAAACTAGGTTGCTTTTCTACTAAATCTAATGCTGAACCATCAGTCGGATTTGCATCACTAAAGCATGAAATTTCTGCAACAGGAAAAGTTGCAGATTGAACATTTAAAATCTGACTAGGTGTTGTATTACCAATCCCAAACCTTCCTGTGGAAGTTATAACAACTCTATCTGTACCAGCAGTTTTAAAATCTATTTGATCGTCTGTATCTGCTGTTATCGATGTATCAGCATCAGCATCTAAAATTACTTCACCACCATTTACATCTAAAGTACCTGTAGTTGATAAATTACCATTTACTGTCAAAGCACCTGATGTTGAATTATCTGCGGTAATTGATAAAGGCAAAGTAATCCAAGCGTTGTTTGCAGAATTTCTTATTTTTAATAAATCATTTGTTGTATCTACCCACCATTCGTAAGCAAATTTTGTTGATGGTTCGTTAGAACCTGAGTTATTAGATACAATAGCATCTAAAGCATTATTTAAGTCTGCTCTAAAGTTTGCACCTGATTGGTTAGCTATATCGTAATCATGTTGAGCCA